TCAGATAGGATCTCCTGTGACTGTTAGAACGCCACCTGAGACGCTGCCTTCGATGCCCGACGGCAGGCCAGAAATGGTATAAGGTCCAGCGCCAAGGACAGAGACATCTGTGCTGTCATTGTATGCTGATAGCCAAGCCCCATCGACAAGAACATCCCCCACCACAGGTGCTGTGCCCACCGTGATATTCACCGCAACATCTACGATCTCAGGTGTGGCCCCAATTGCCGAGTAGGTGAACCGCACATTTGAGATAGTATCGCCTGTGGCCACCGGGTTGGTCCCTGTCGAGGTGAACGATACCGCAACACCCACTTGCTCACTATTGGAAGCGGATGCTTCACCCAAATTGGTAAGCCGGGACCGCAGACCTACAAAGGTATCGCCTGACACCGCACTGGACAGACCATCCGCTGTGGGTTGAGTTGTCACCGTAATGGAAACAGGATCAGGTGGAATAACGACATCAACGGGCGCAAAAGGTACCGCCGTAAACTCCACCTTCAGCCCCCTTGTCAGAAAGCCCGCCATCAGATGTCTCTCCCGTGGATCTGAAAAGAAGCATCACCGATCGCTACAAGCTTGATGGCGGGACGGATGCTATCCAGCGACACGAAACCCTGTTCATCAAAGATGAATTCGGGGTCTGTAGAAGGCACCCAAGACTGTGTACTGCGCCACCAGAAATGCGCCTCTACGTGATCCGCTCCTGGATCGATCTGCAAAACCATTTTTGAGCTGTTCAAGCCACCTGGTGGAAGCTCCACGACATCAGCGCTTGTGTACCATTTTTCTGTGCTGGGATCGAAAGCCATGTGCGTTCCTTTTCGAAGGGAATTGTGTTTCCCAGCACATTGGCTATTCCTTCATTTAAGTCCCCACCGAAAGCTCTCGGCCCTAGGCTTCGCTCGACAGCGGATAGCGGAAGATTGACACCCCAAGCCACATGACGATCGCGCGGATCGGCGGAGTGCCCCCTGCGCGCAGAGCATCGTGAAACTCACCCCCAGCTCGCATGCGTGTCCATTGGTGGACGTGCAGAAGTTCATCGTGGATCAGACCAGCTGCGCGGTACCGCAGATCGTGGGGGTCGAAGAGCCACCGCAGCCCCTTCGGCACAGACACATCGAAGCGACGGCCCGCGGGGATTGTTAGGCGGATGCTCGATGCTGCGTGCCCGATACCCCAAGAGATATCAGACAGCGTTTCATAGGTCGTATCTTCGACGTTTTCAGACCATTCAAACGGGGCTTTAAAGTCGGTCATGCTTGCTTCCGTTGCGCTTCAAGGTTGGTGAGTAACCCGGCATCTAGCACGTGCTCGACACGGGTGACATGCCATTCCCCGCGCAGCTCTTCGCGCAGATCCGAAGCGTCGATCAAACCGCCAGCAAAGACGTCTGGAGCGAAGCGGCCGAGAGACAGCGAAAGGGTGCCCTCGCCACGCTGCGCGCCCTGCAAAGCGGCACCTGCGGCGCGGCGTGCTTCATCCTGGCTGGAGTAGACGTGGCGGATCGTCAGCTTGGGCTCTGCATCGCCTGCGGTTTCCGTCACCAGAGATGCGCCATCGACATCTGTCCACTGTGCTGCGACCGCGCCGTAGCGCACTCGGTCCCGAATGTCCCACTGCCAGCCGGTCAATTCTGAAGCCAAAATCGGTTGCGGAATGATCTGCTGACCAGCTGCTGTCAAACCCTCCCCGCGCTTCACCACCAAAAGCGTGCCGGCCGCGGGTTTTGCGGTCGCATCGAGCACCCGTGCAAGGCGGGTCAGAAGGTGTAAATCACTCTCCGCAGTTTGAGCGACAAAGGGGTATCTGGTGTCTGCAATCGACGCTCCGATAACTGGCCTTAGACCAGCCTCCTGGGCAACTCGGCTGGCGATGTCACCAAGCGTGATATCGGTCCAGCCGCGGGTGCGCGGCGCGCGGATCTGCGAACCCATGTTTGCCGCCTTTGCGCCGATCTGAAGCAGGGCCGGCGGACCGCTTCCTTCGGTCTTGTCGACCACGTATCGCCCCATGTACGAAAGGCCCCGTTCACGGAACCCCAGATAGACCTCAAGAGCTGCGCCATGGGGCGGAAGTGCCAGGACACCGTCGCGGTCATCAACCACCATATCGAGACGGTCCGCCTCGACGCCTTCGTCGTCAGTAATAGTCAGACTGACCAGCCGATCGAGAAGCGCCAGCGTCACGTCCAGGCCATCTGCCAAAACCCGAAACTCGGGCGTCATACTGAGCCCCAAAGGCGGACAGATTGTTGCTGTGGTGGGGGTGGCAGATCGGGCAGGATAACGGTCACATTGATGGGCAGAATGTTTCCATAACCGGCAAGCCCTGGATTGGCATCATAGACGGCTGCAAGATATTCCTCGCGCTGATAATGCGCATAGCAGATCTCATCGAGCATCTCGCCTTCACGTGTCAGATAGGTCATAGCCACAAGCTGTCTCCATCCTGCCCATAGGCTTGCAGGGTTATCGTGAACTCGATCTTGCGCGGGGCCCCATCGCTGAGGAAAAAGGACTTGGCTTCTTCTACATTGGTGATGACCCACCGCGACCAGATCCAGCCCAGACCATCCACAAGCATGAAGGGGCTACCATTTTTCGCAAACTCGCGCATGAGATCCATTTGGCGCAGTCCACCACGGTAGTGCGGATAGATGACGCCCTGAAGCTGTACGGTTTCTGTGCCCGGTCCCATGAACTGCAATGAAGGAAAGCGGCCGACCCGATCGACTTGCTCCCAGCGGTAGGCGGCGGACCGTGACAGCTTCTGGTAACTGGTCTGCCCAATGCTAAAGCGCAGTGGCCCCAAGGCCATCATGACAAGATCAATCATAAAGACCCCCATCGTGCAAAGCGGCATCGTTTTTGCCCACGCGGCGGCGGAACTCACGATGGGTGTTCCGGGCAATCTCAGCAGCGTCTTGACCAGGTGCGGCGTGCACATGGATGTCGCCTACATTGATCGTCGTAGCGGCACCGCCGCCCACACTAGCGCGTCCACCGCCTTGTGCGACGGTGATGGGTCTGGTCGAGGCGGCATTTTTACGCACACGGTCTGACATCGCCACCATGCGCTGAAGGCCTTGGTTATGTAGGATCCAGCCGCCCTTACTGCGGTATTCGAGCTCCGGACCTTGCTCACCTGTCATCAACCATCCAGGGCCAAAGCCACCGCCGCCGGCACGCTTTTGAACCCCGTCCGCAGGTGCACCGCCCGCCGCCCCGCCGAGGCTGGTGGAATTCAGATAATCGGTGAGCTCTTTCATGCGCTCAGCCTTCTTAATCGCTGTGTCGAGTTGCGACGTATTGAAGGCCGGGTTCATCGTCGTGCCATCAAGCTCCTGAAACTTGAAATGCAATGTGCTGGCTTCCGCCTCGGCGTCTCGGCTCCAACCCATTTTGAAGTCAGGCACGATGTCAGACCAAGACCATTTTGGCAGCACATCTGGCCAGAAGAAGTTGAACCAACCCGCCCAATCTATCGCGGGGATGAACGGCCCCCAGGCAAGCTTGGGAATGTGGCGCACCCATTCAAAGCTGAAGATTGCATCCCAATTGATCTCGGGGATATACTGATCCCATCCAAGCGGCTTGATCAGCAGGTTCCAAAGCAGCTCACCCGCCAGCAATGCCCAACCAATCACGGGAATGAAGCGAAGGCCCGCTTTGCCCGCCCAGACCAGGGGAGTGATGAGGGACTTCCAGCTGAGTTTGCCCGCGACCTTCCCCCAAGGAATGAATGGCAGGAACCGTGCAGACCACTTGAGCGGCGAGATCAGTGCAGACCAGGCCAGCTTTGTGAGCCTGCTCGCCCAATTCAGGCCGGGAATGTATGCGGCCCATTTCAGCTTCGGGATCAGTCGCGCCCAGCGAACTGGGGACCGGCTTGCCAAAAGCCCGAAGATCCGCAGAAAGCGGCCGAGCCCGGTGCGCGCCAGGCCAACGGCCCGCACGATGCTGGCAAATCCACCGCGCACCAACGACAGAGGGAACGTCAGAGCCAGAGACGCGACCTTCAGCCCCAGCAGGCTGACCGCAACCCATCCTAATGTCTTAACGAGCTCAGTGTTCGCCGCGGCCCACTCGCCGATCTGCCCGATGATGGGCGCAACGGCTGACATCATATCGGTGAGCACGGGCAAGAGTTGTGTGCCAATGAGCACGCCCATACGTTCCAGTTGGTTTAAAAAGAGCTGCCGCTGTGCCGCTGTTGTTGCCGCTTGGCGCGCGTATTCCTCTTCAGTCGCACCGGCAATGGCATTGGCATCGCTGACCTTCGCCAGAGCGCTACTAAAGAGCTCCATGTTGTCGATCAACGGTGCGATTGCGCCTTTGCCTTCCTCGCCAAAGAGATCCCCGATCATGCTGTTACGGCGATAGGGCTCGATCTTTTGGAAGGCTTCGAGAACTGAAAAGATAGCCCCCGTGGCATCTGTCTGCATGCGCTTGGCCAGTTCTGTCTCATCAATGCCGAGTTGTTCGAATGCCTTGCTCTGGCGCTTGGTCGCACTCTCGCCTTTGGTCATAGCATTGACGAAGTTCTTCAGGCCGGTGGATGCAATCTCTGGGCTAGCACCCGCGGCAAGGATAGCTGCTGACAGCGCGGCCGTCTCTCTGGCGGCAAGCCCGGCCGTCTTTGCAACCGTGCCCTGCCGATTGATGACGTTGACGATGTCGGCTTCCGACGTGGCCATCGTGTTGCCAAGGACATTCACCGCATCGCCCAGTAGAATGGCGTCTTGCTGGGATAGGCTCAGGTTCTGGCGCCAGCGCGCCAGGGCCACGCCACTTTCTTCAGCCGAGATCCCAAAGGCGACTGACATTTTGGAAGCGGCCGCGGCAAACTCCAGCAGCTGCCGGCGCTTCTCGGCATCGGGAAGGTTTTCAGCTACAACGCCCATTCTGCCCGCGGCGGCAACGATATCGGTTACCCCGGCCGCAGTAGTGGCCAAACCATCTGTGGTGACTAGGCGGGCAATGTCATCAGCCAACAGCGAAAAGCCATTCGCATTCTGAAAATCCACCACCTTGGCGACTTCAGCCATGCGCTTTTCAGCTTGCACCGCTGGTTCTGTCAGACCGTAGAGGCTGGCGGCGAGCCCTGCGACTTCCAGAGCCTGTCCGCGCATTGCGGTTTGGTTGCGCTCGACGGCATCTCTCTGGCGGTTTGCCCAGGCGACTTGCCGCTGCCCGGCTTCTGTCATCTGCCCGCCCATCCGTTGCACACCACGTGCGGCCTTGGCGGCAGGGCCGGTGGCCATGTCGATCAAGCGCAGGATGAGAGAGACGTTAAGATCAGCCATGGTCGCCTTCGGGTTTGGGAAGCCGTTCTATGGCGCGGTTCCACCAGTCGGAGAGATCGTCGAGGGTCATGGGGCCGGTGGTGTCAGGCCCCCAGGAGAACACCATGGCGATGTCTGCCATGGCGTCTCCGGTGTCATCAGGAAGGGTTAGCCCAGCCCCATCGCCGCGGCGTCTTCCGGACTGAGCAAAAAACCAACCACCGCCATGGTCAGCTTCATGATGTCCCGCCCCGGCATCGCATCGAGCTCGGCTTCCGTGATGCTGGGGTTGGTGATGCGAGGGATCAGCTTCATGTTGGCTGAGACATCACCGGCCTGGATCATCGAGATTTGCAGACCGCGCATCGTGCCGCCCAACGGCTCTGACATCGTCACCTTGGTGACTTCGTCGTCGCCTCGTTTGATGGGCTGATCGAGGGTGATTTCGCGTGTGTTTGTCATCGTTCAATACCCCCTTAAAGGCCCATTGCACGGCTTGCTGCGAGGAGCTGATCCTCGCCGCCGATGACGCGCTTGCCATTTTCGACATCGATCTCCCAGGCTTCCTGATCGTTGACCTGAGCGCGGTAGTAGCGCAGGGCGCAGGTGAGCTTGAGATTGATCTGATCCTTCGTCTTCAGCCGGTCGAAGTCCACTTCCTTCCACAGACCGCCGCAGGTGTAGATGTAGGTATCCACATCATTGTAATCCTCGGCACGGCCGTAAGGACGCAGCACCAGGCGCTCTTCGGTTTTACCCAAGAGCGTCATGAGGTTCATGTTGTGCTCGGCAAAGCTGATTTCAGTGCTCATCGCCTCAAGACCCATGTCTTGCTCGATGGGCGCATCCATGCCACCGCCACGGAACTCTTCCGTGGCCAGTTTGAGCATCGGGACTTGCGCCTCGACCACGCGGCCGAACCAGCCAAAGCCGTCGATGAAAGCGTTGTAGTTGCGAATTGTACGGGGGAAAGCCATGTCGCTGTCTCCTTACCCTTGCTGGTAGGCGATGCTCGCCACCAGCTCTTCATAATACGCACCATTGCGGTGCGCGCGGAATGTCAGGCGCTCAAGCGGCGCGGGTGGCTCAATGTCGAAGTCCACTGTCAGCTTGCCCGCCTTCAGGTCCACCTCACTGTTGAGCTCCGGATCGATCCAGACCGAACCGCCCAGGATTGCCCCGCGGGCTTCCAGTGAGCGCAGATAAGCCGCAGCACTGTCACGGATGTCATTGAGCAGCTGGAGCGAGAACGGGCGGTCCAACGCCCAGAGAAGCGCCTGCTCAATGCTCTCATAAACCATGTCAGCAGTGCGGCGGACTGAGAGGAACGCCCAGAGTGGATCACTTGCAGTGGTCCGGTTGCCCCAGAGCCGGTACCCGGTGCGCTGGATGATTGTTGTGACCTCATCCGCATTCAGCAGGTTGCCACGGGCATTCTCATCGCCGTAGCCCCAGTCGATCTTCCGGGACGTGCCGGTGATGCCGTAGATCTCGTGGTTCGACGGGCTGTGCCAGAAGCCCTTTTCGGTATCGACGCGCGCGATCAGGCCAGCCACACGGGCGGAAGGCCACTCGGCTTCCAGCTGCTGTGTCGTGGTGTCGAACACGGTGACCCAAGGGTCCACGATGTAGACCCGATCGGATCCGAAGTTCTGGCGGAAGCGCACCGCAGCAGCATCGGTTGTGTTTGGCCCATCCGCGATGATGACAGCGCGCAGGCGCTCAGCGATCTGGATGAGTTCGGAGACAACGGCCACCTGATCAGTAAAGCCCGGCGCAATCAGGATCCGGGGCATCACAAAGACTGTCGGCCGCGCTTCAAGGAAGGCCTGAAGGCCTTCATATTTCCCTGTCGCGGGGTTGGTCCCGCCGATGATGTTGGCGGTTGTGTCAGCTTCGGATGCACCTTCTTCAACGCGGATCACAACAATCTGCGCACCGCCCTGGTCAAAGATGCCGTCGATCGCACGGGGCAAAGTGCCAGTGCTTCCGAGTTTGGCAGCGTCCAGGCGGTTGCCGGCAATCAGCACCGGAGTGTTCAACGGGAACGCGATATCAGCGCCGCCGGTCATCAGGCGACGGCCAACCGTGGTGGTCATAAGGCCAGAGCCGTCCGAGCCAAGCGCATCACTCACATCCACCAGCGCCGCCGCTTCTGGTGTCGCACTGATCAATGCGGCAACGTCTGCCGCTGTCGAGTTCATTACGCCAGCACCATCGGTTCCAAGGCGCACACTAATTGCATTGCCATCGACGCTCACCTCAAGATCCAAATCATTGCCAGCCTCGGCCGTGATGGAGATGGAGATCGCGTTGCCGGCAACGCCTGGCGTCACAGCGGTGAAGAGCAGAGCTGTTTGAACCACGCCGGATCCAAGTGTCAGCGTTGCGGCCTCGGATCCCGCGGCGTCCGGAGCGGTACCGATCAGGCCGATGACGGCTGAGCTGACTGTTTGAATTGAGCGCAGACCGTCGTCAATTTGAACGACTTCAACACCGTGAAAGAATGAAAGGGTCATCTTGCGTCTTCCTTATTGGAACTGGCCGGTGAGGATCTGCTCACGGCGGATTGGAACATCAGCGGCATCAACAAGTGTTGCCGCTTCGAGAACGCCCAGACAGTAATCAACACCGTCCTGGACAGATTGCAGGGAGAGATCGAAGGTATCGGCCCGCGGGTCATCCACCAGATCAAAGAAGTCAGCGATCGCAGGATCGCTTCCGATCAGCGACTTAAGATAGATGCGCTCCGGCGCTTTCCAGAGCAGTTTGAACCGCATGGCCGTCACGACAGGCGCGGGCAGCACCCGGACCGGTGTGCTCGCCGGTGCTGACCAATCGCCATTGCCGTCGCGGATCCAGCCGCCTTCGACTTCATCGGGTACCGGCTCAAACTCAGCTGCCAGTGCCGGATGGAGCGCGGTCGCCGGATCTGCATTGATCACCTGCAATGCGACATCGTCCATAATTTTCGCGTGCTTTGTCATATCACCACTCCAAGAATACCAAGCCATCACCACCGGGGCCGGCGGTGAAACCGCCGCCATCAAGCCCCAGAGATCCAGCGCCCACCACGATCGGAAACACATCATTCGGGTTCACTGTTAGAACGCGGCCGGCATACCCACCCCCGCAGCCTGCACGCTTCGCAGCCGAACCAGTGAAAGGAGAACCACCTCCACCACCTTGGCCCCCAGGCGCACCAGTGCTAGCGGTTGGGTTGTACCCTGGACCAAGCAAACCCGCGCCACTGCCCGCCACGCTTCCGCCGTTCGCTTCGGGAACGCCAAGGAAGCTGTCACCACCACTGAATGCAGCACTACTGAAACCGGCGGCACATGCCCCGTCAAAGTCATCGCTACCGCCTGGACCCCACGGTGAGGCAGCACCGCCGCCGCCTGTTTGATCGCCCGTTTGGTGTCCAACGCCACCGGAATAATTTACGTCGCCACCGATCCCCAAGCCGCCGATAAAGTCATTGGAATTGCCGCCCGTTGCAGAGACCAACACGCCGAAGGATGACGTTCCTGCCACATTGGCGGCATCGGGTGTGCCATTCGAGTTGAGACCTGCACCACTACCGCCACCCACGACGTGCACCTGCAATTCCTCACAATTGCTGGGGATCGTGAAACTGTGTGTGCCCGCTGTCCGAAACAGAGCCCAATGGCCTGTGCCAAAAACCGGGAGTGCGGAAAAGAGCCCAGGGCGCAGATCGCGCGCGCCAACAACTGCCCCAAGGCGGATCGCACCGCTTGCGCGTTCAATAAAGCGTCCCATTAGCTGCTCTCCTCTTCAAAGCCACTGACACGCACCACGGCACCCAAGGAGGAGGCTTCCACGATCACGCGCTCGCCTGCACCCAGGACATCTGCGGTGCGCTGCAAAACGCGGCCTGGATCGACATCGACGCCGAACTCAATCCAGTCTTCGGCGGCAGCGACGGCCTGCGCAGCAATTGCAATTTTGACCCGCACCGTCTCCAGCGTGTTGTTGCACACGTTGATGTTGACCGTTGCAAACCTGTTGGCTGGCACCTGGTAAACAGTGGTGGGGTCGTTCACCGCCAATGCGGCTGATCCGAGTTTTCCGATCATCATGCTTGTCCCATAAAGAAGTCGCGCGCACGCCGGGTGACGAGCGCCTTAACAGGCGCGGATTGCGCCATGACGGTTGCGAGTTCGCCGACGGTCACCTTGCGGGATCGATTGGCGCTGGCATCGTGAAGTGCGAGAGTATCGCCGTAGTGCACGCTCGACGCGGGCAGCTCGGTCAGACCATCAATGTCCAGGCTGATCGTCCGATCCAGCCCCAGATCGCCACCGCCCTTGATGCCCTCTTCGGTGTTCACGCGGCGCTCGGCCGGGATGAAACTCGACGGGCTGTCGATGCGGATGGCAAGGTTCTCCAGATCGGAGAAGGCCAGCAGCGCGTTGAACGTCAGCGTCTCACCCACGATCTTGTTGACCGCCAAGGGGAAGTGAAAGATCGCAATCATGTCACCATCGGTATCGATCAGGCCCGCTTCCCGGATGATGTAAGGACCGTCCTCAGACAGAAACTCAGTCCGGAAGAACGCGATGTTTGGCGCATCGCCTTGAATGCCAGACGCCATCAAGTCCATGCGGCCGGTTTCGTTCTCCAGCTCAGTTTCGCCGCCGTTGGGGATCCGGTCACTGTCGCCCCAGGCCAATTCGGCAAGGGTAAGTGCTGTGCCATTCGCAAGGGCCGCGGCTTCTTTCGATCGACCAGTGAAGGTCAGAAAGCCGTAAGGTGCTGTGTTGCTCATACTCTAATCCTTCAGCTTGGCGTGCCGGGTTGGGTTGTGATGACGCTGACCAGAGCAATGGCACCGCCTGCGCGCGCCGGCACTTGAACTGGATCGACGGGCGGGATGCCCGCGCGGGTGAAAAGCTTGTGGTGCACGGTGCCGGTCAGGCCCGCATGGTGCGTCGCCGTGATCGCCATGGTTGGAATGAGATCGAATTGGCTGCGCAGCGGTTTGACCTGATCCAGCGTGCGTCGCAGTTCGGTCACCAACTCTCGATCGAGCGTGCGGCCTTCCTGAAGGAACTGGATAACATCAACAAAGGCCCGGAACGTATGGGGCGTGCCGCCGTATTCCATCCACTCTTCGATCTCAATGCCTGCACCGATGGCGCGCAGCGCACGCTTGACTGCACCAACGGTGCCCTTCTTGCGGTGCACCTGGACAGATTGGCGGATCACTTCGCGCTTTGTGGCTTCAGGCCATGCAGGCTCCCATTCATCCACGCTCATCGCGTGGGCAAGCCACGGCAAAAAGCGTGTCGGGCAGCTGCTGGGATCCATCAAATCGCCGATCTCGATTGGATCTGGCTCCAACCCACAAGTCGCGGCTTCAAGAGCACGCTCCTGGACGCTTGAGCTCGCGGGGAGAATGCTCACATCAGACATCGGTGCCACCATCGGTCAAGTTGATCGACGTACAATAAGCTGCTTCGTGAACATCAATGACGATGTCAGCTGCTGGGCCCACCAGATCGACGCGCATTACACCAGGTTGGTGCAAGGCGGCGTAAAGCCCGGACAAAGTGATGTCGTGACCCATGCGGTGATGCTCAGCGACATGCACCTCAAGTGCTGCGCGCGCAGTGTCGAGGACAAGGCCACGATCAGGGCCATTGTAGAAGGTCAGCGTTGCTTCAACGGTGAAGGGCACAATCGTTGCGGATTGCACAGTCACGCTGTCTGTCAGCGGCCGCACGTCCTCACTATTTAATGTGGCGTTAACGATGCCTAAAAGCTCTGCATCAACTGTGCCATCATCTTCGTGAGACAGCACCGTCACCAGCACTTCACCGGGTGCGGGGCTTATCACGTCAACGGATTTCACCCGGCCGTCTGCTGACAACGCCCAGAAGATGTAGCTGCCAACCGGCCCTGCGGTGGACTGACCTTCAAGCGCCAACTGGACGCGACGGCGGAAAGCGGCGTCTGTCTCTAGCACCGCAGGCTGTGCCGGCGTGCCATCCGACTGCGCCGCGATCGCCTCGATCACCGTGAGACGCGCCACCCCGTAGAAGGCGGCGAGATTGTCCAAGGATGTGCCAAAGCTGGTCGCCAGAAAGAGGCGCTTTGATTGCTCATTAAAGAGCGCCCGGCGTGTGATCTCACGATAGGACCAAACGCGCAGCGCCTTATTGAGTGGATCACTCTCAAGCTCGATGACTTGACCAAGCTCCGGAGCCAACATGATGAGCTCCGCACGCAATTCGGCAAAGACCTGGTCAAAATCCACCGTGACGAGAACGTCCGGCAAGGGCAGGCGGGACAGATCAATTTCGGTAAAGCGGCTCATGCAGCCACCTCGACAACCGTGTCGAACACGCCATCGCGCACCCGGCCAAAGAGCCGCAACTCAATCTGCCCACTGGTCGCATCCAGCATCTCAATCCGCTCCAGGCGCAGCCGCGGCTCCCACCGATCGATTGCCTCGGCCGTCGCCACATAGAGCTCGATCTTCGTCTCACCGTTGATTGGCGCATCAACAAGGTCCAACAGACGGGATCCGTATTCACGCTCCATGACCAGCGAACCAATCGGGGTTGTGAGAATGTCCTGGACTGATTGCAGGATGTGCGCCTGCATATCGAGCGGCATGAAGTTGCTGCGCGAAACCCCAGTCATGGTGAAGTTTCCAAGATCAAGGGTGCGACCACTTTGGTTTCGGATCCGATTTGACCCGTTGCCAGAACGCTGCCGTTGATTTTCAGATCCCCGTCGATCTCGACGTTCCCCTCGAAAAGCACTTCACCCACGAGCTTGATGTTTTCAGCCCGGATGATGATCGTGCCGCCGCCGCCGTCGATGATCAGCGCATCACTCGCGCGATCGTCCGGTGCATTGCCGGCGGCGACTGAGCCAAGAACCACGGCGCGGGCAAGATCTCCACCTGGTGCCGCAACAACAACCTGCTCGCCTTCCGTTGGCATGCCGTGAATACGCAAGCCGCCCATCCGCGGCTGTGTCGCTGGGATCCAATGCGTCTCAAGCGTATCGCCAAAAGCCACGCGCACGCGGCTCGTAGCAGCATCGACACCCACAATGCGTCCTACCTGCACCATATTGGCAATGCGGCGGTCGGCTTCCGCGTGAGAGAACCCACTCATGGCCGTGCCCCAGAGTTAGTGACCGGATTGATTGTGAGATCGATGTCCATAGGATCGGGTGGCGTGAGAGAACCAAGCGCGATCGGCTGCATCCAAGTCACTGCCCAAAGCCCCAGGCGCATGGCCTTCACGGATTTACCTACCAGCGTGCGCAACACAACATCACGTGCATCGCCACAGCAGGCTTCACCCCATGTCTGATCCGGCACCAAGTTCAGAAGCGTTTGGCCGATCTGAGCCGCGGCCGCATCGCGATCGAGATCTCGGCTATCGCCAGTAACGATGTATGCCGCCATGTCCGCATCAAAAAGATGATGGGGCCCATTCATGCTGCCCGCTTGCTTCACCTTGATGATCGACACCAAAACAGCCGGCGCGCGCACCGAGGATGATTTCAGCAGGCTGATATCAAAGGGACCGGCATAGGCCTCGCATTGGCGCAGGTCTGGAAGCACAGTATGAATACTGGTCGCAATCGTGGTGGGCAGGGTGTCGAGCAACGGCATTTACTGCAAAGCCTCCCGCGCTTCACCCAAAACAAGGGTTTCAATGGCGCGCGCATCCTCTTCGGACATGCCGAGATAGGGCCGCGCCGGGATGTTGCTTTCGACATCAGCGCCGCCAAACTGGTGAATGGCACCGTAGATAAGCGGGGTGCCCACCTCGACCGTGGATCCGGTCGAGTAGTTCTGGACACTCTCCAGCAGATCATTCTCACCAACCAAAAGCGAATGCTGCTCGCCTCGGGTTTCGTCGTAGGCTTCAGACCACGGCACCCAAGCTTCCCCATCGGGCGCTTGTTTCTCAGCATCAATGCGCCGCTTGGTCGAACTCTCCAGGAGCGCGCCGAGATTGAAGGCAAGCTCAGAAAACTCAAGCTCAGTCAGGCCCGTGAGCCTGCCAACTGTCTGGTCGATACCCTCGACGCTGAAGTCATATAGAAGCCCAGACATCAGAGCCCCCGCATTTTGTCACGGGTGAATTGGCGCTCTGGGCCTTCGACCAGGATCACTGGCTTGCCCGCGGTACCGCCGTCGCTGTCGTCGTCACCCGTATCCGCATCGGGATCGACCGGAAACACAAGGGCCGCTTTGCCATCTGCGATGCGGCGGAGCTGCGCAATCGCATCCTCATACCGCTGGCGCAGGGTTTCCGACATCACATCAGCACTGGCGGCAAGCATGTAGAGCGCGATGTCCACGCAATAGCGGGTCAGCAGATCGGGGATGAACGTAAGAGGGAGGTCGTAGCGCACATAGATGTGGCTGTCGATTTCGCCGGTCGCACCATCCAAGGCACGGGCAACAGCATCCGCATCGATCGCGCCGTCGCGCCGCGCCATATAGAGCGCGTCGTCGCCGTAGATCGTCTCGATGTCAGTTTGCGATGCGTAGGCCAAAGGGGCTCTCTCAAATCAAATGTGGGTGCCCGTCTCTCCGGGCTGTCACCGTCAAACCATCGGCACGGTTTCTCCGATCGGACACACCCTCACCCAAGGCCTCTGGCAATCGAGTATCAACGGGCGTGTCCGCGCAGGTATCAGGTGGGCTTTGAAGGGGGTGTGAAACCGCCTTTAACCAGCCGCTCAAACGCTTCATCGAGAAGCTCGCCGGTAATATCGTCGTCGTCGATATCAGCCGCTGCTTTACGCACATGCTTGATCAGCGGTGCGCCGCCCTTCCCATAGGCGTCCGACGGTAGCTCAGGAATGATGCGCATAAGCTCATCGAGAACCTGATCGGCACCATCGCCTGCAGCCGGGATCGCAGCGGTTGCCGCTTCGATCTCTTCCTCAGTCGCAGGACGGGCGCGCAGGCGCATGTCCTTCTCGATCAATGCCCATTGCTTTTCATCGAAAGCATCGGGAAAGAAGATGGCCCCCGCGGGATCAAAGCGTTGACCCGCGCGGTAGTGACCCGCTTTCAGCGCTGAGCTGATCATGACGGCCGTCATTGCCATGAGCTTGCTCATTATGCCGCCTCCTCAAGCCAATCGGTGTCGATGATCTTCACCGCGTCATAGAGCGTGTTCGATGACCCGTTCAGTTCACGGGACATAAACAGCGTCTCAGCGGCGGACTGGAGATCACCATTGATGACGATGTGCGTTGGGCGGATGCCCAGCTTGCGGCCACCATCGCCTTGGAAGGCGCGCATCGCGCGACGGGCGTTGCGGAAGTTCTCCGCCGTCAGCGGCTGCTGAGACATGTACGCCATCTGCCAAAAGCCGTAGCCCACGGTGTGGCGGGCGCGCGCACCGTAAGCAAACATGTCCGTCATGAACACGCTTTCGCTGTTATTGGCATTGGTCATGCTCTCAAGCACTGGACTTTGGCGGGATTGGAAGATGAACGGCTTTAGCGTCCGGCTGTTGTCCAGCAGGTACCAGGCCGGGCCTGCGCCTGCACCGGGAATGTCCACGTTGGACACTGTGGTCACAGCACCACTACCATCGTGCTCGGCATTAACAGGATGATCCGTGTCGAAGAAGTTCTGCCCATCGTAGCAAAGCGATGTCAGACCTTCCGGCAATAGCGAGCCCACGAGCTTGTCAGGATGCGTCGCGGCTTCCTCAGCCAAGGCCTGCGCCATACCCGGATACATGCCGAGGTTATCGTCCTCGATGTCGTCGCGGCTGACTTGGATCGAGTTCTCCCATTTCTGATTAACGAGCTGATAGGAATGCTCGCTCAAATTTTTGAGCACACGATCGCCAACCCATTCACGCATCTGCGGGAATGACCCCAGCCAGCCGTAGGTGTTGGATCTGCCGGTGGATGACGCCTCAAAACAAACCGTGCGGAAGAACGTCTCTTCGCGCATCGCTTTGTAGGCGGTGTCGAAGTCTTTGCGCAGCGACGTGCGCAGCGCATCCAGGACTGCGTCTGTGATGATCATGTTGCTTTTCCTTCTTCAGCCGCTTTTGCCGCGGCAAAATCTTCAGGTGATTGCCCCAGAGCTTTCGCAACTGCGAGCTCCTCAGTGCTCAGACCGGCCGTTGACACGCCCGTATCGGTTTTGGTTTTGGGGGTTTCCCTCGCCACGCTCACCTTCGGCAAGCCGTCAACAAAGGTTTTGAAGTCATCCAGCCCCATGGTCTTGGCAGTTGCCAGGAACCCATCTTTTGAAGCGGGCAGGATCTGACCACCCTCAATGCCGGCCTCGACAGCTTCGAGCAGCGCAGCTTCACCGCGCTCGGCATCTGCGTCCTGGAGCTTCTTCAGCTCAGCCGCAGTGGTGTCATACTGCGCCACGGTGGCGTCATACTGAGCGCGGGGGACGTACTTCGTCGCATCGGGCAGCGCCGACTTCGCAGTCGCCACATCCGTCTTCAACGTGCTGATCGCGCTTAGGGCATCCTCTTTCGATGCGTCCTTTGCCAGACCAAGTTCCTTCAACAGCTCTTCGAGCATGGTGTCTTCCTTCTGGAGTTGAGAGTTCTCGGCACGGGCAAGTGCTGCCATCTTGAACGCAGGCCCATTGGTCAGGCCCGCTCCGATGATCGCCAACATCTCGCCAGTGTCGGTTTCGTGAAAAAATGCAGGGCTCAGATACCGGTACGCCTTCGACGTCACCCATTCCTCACCTTGCGCGGTCCAATCGACCTCACCCCAAAGCGCGCCCTCACGCACTTCGATGTCCTTGATCCAGCCGTAGGCCGGTGCATCCAAGCCCTTTGACGCCCGCTCTTGCGAGGCGTGCTCGACATCGATCGGCAGGTCCGCTTCGTTCTCATGGAACGCCGCAACCACCGCTTCTGGATTGTTCAACTGGAATACACGGCCATCACGGGCGTGGATTGTTGGACCCGCAGGCGTCAACTGAACCCAATCCGGAGCTGAACCGTCGGACGCCAGCGCCAAGGCGCGCGGCTTGAGGATGATCTGGTCTGTCATGACCTGCAATTTGGCAGGTTCGGGGTGCCGCGTACCCACCGCATACATTCGGTGGGTCTGGGCGCGGCAATTGCCAAAAATGCCGGGGGTCAAAAAAAGCCCCGTAGAGGGCCATCTCTTCCAAACTGGGGCATAGCCCTATGAAATTCCGACTTGGGCTTCCTGCCTATTTTAAACGGTATTCAATCGAGCGATTAGAAACCGGGGTCAGATGCGAAACTTGAATTGCGGACGGTTTCAGGGCATATAGGCCCAGACGCGCTTGAGCCAGGAGAACCGGTGACCATGTGCCGAGAAGGATTTCCGCCCTTCCAAGCGCGTCATTCCCGCAAACTTTCAGACCGCGCCAATTTGCGCTGCCATTGCTCCGGTGTGGTGCGGTGAATGGTCTGGATCCAGAGCTCGCCTAGCTCGCGCAGGTTCTTCACCGACACAAGCCATGGATCAGGTCCATCGACCAGGAACAACAGATCCGCACGATCCCCGATCTCTTTTGCAGCCGGGCCCCGCGCGATGGCGTCAGAGACGCGCGCCATGATTTCAGGTGTCACCGGTGCGGCTTTCTGGCCAACCTTTGCCCCATAGGCCCCTGCCATTTTTACAAAGCGGGCGGGGTTATCGATTGCGGCCCCAATTTCCGGCGCCATTAATCCAACGCTCACCTTGCCTTCGGTCTGCCCGCCAAGCATCCGCTGCACACGCCAGCTTGATGCCATATCCCGAACTGTGGCTTGTGCTACAGCCTGCGGCGCGCGGCTGAGCTTCTCATCGAGCAGCTGCTCCATGCGCTCCAGGCGGACAGCTCCGGGGTTGCGTTCCCATCCCTGATCGATGCCTTCTACGCGCGTGCGAACCTCGCCCGTGCGCGGATTGATGGCATCGTATGTGATCACTTTAGGATCTTCAGAAACACCAATCGAGTTTGCCTCTTCCACAGTGATCTGCCGAAGCCAGCATTTACAGCCCCATCCATTTGGCGGGTACCACGTTTCCCAAAAAGGATGTTCGACGGGCAGGGTTGTGCCGGCACGCGCAACGTGAGCTTCCCTGTGGCGCTCACTGGGGCCTAGATTGTAGGTCAGATAGGGCAGTGCGTCCTTGGTGCGCTGGATCCTGTCCCACTGGCCCGCTGCGCGCGCTGAACGCAGATTGGATCGGTAAATCGTCCGGAGCCTGCGCGGGGATCCCAGCTGCACCAGGCGCGTCTCTCCGGTGAGTGGATCGACAACCTCTTGCTTGCCCCACCACCCCATCTCCTGAAGCTGCGGGGTCAGATCCTTTTTGAACTGCGCCAGTGTCTGCCCCTCATCGATCGCCTTTTGCACAGCACTTCGAATGCTGGTCAGCACATCAGCCTGGCCGGCCTTGGCCACAGTGAAGGCGACGGCATGTTCTTCAGGCTCGACATCGCGATAATCGAAGGATGGGCGCAGGCTCTTATTGCGCAGATAGCGGCTGGCCTCGGGCGGTGGACCCGGCTTGAAGGAATATCCGGGCCGGTCCTTTGGATCAGCCATCGCTTACGTCACCGTTGGCCCGCGCCTGAAACATCCCAATCACCAGATCTTCGATCATCGCCGCCTGGGGCAAGCCGTCGAGCTCATCGAGCCGGGCAAGCGCGTCCTCAAGATCCACCGCATCCTCGATCGCGCGCCGGATGGGGCCAAGCATTTCATCCATCACCGGTTCCCACCGGCTCAGCATATCCGCTTCGATTTCATCCAGCGTGTCGCTCGGGCCACGTGTCGATCGCGCCGTTGCCAATGCTGCTGTGGACGTCTCTTGCTTCGCGGTACCGCCAAAGAGTTCATCCTTTTTGTCCGGGTCGCTCATGCGCACAAGGCTGCGCGCCTCGGCCGCTTTGAACGTCACTCCAACGCCAGCAAGTGCCACGATGTCGGCAACACGGGCAGAGACATCTTCGGGCTCATCAATCTCAATCTTCAGCAATGGCGCTTCAACGTCTTTGCCAAAGTTGATGGCGACGGCCGGTGCGATCAGATCACGGTTGATGGTGCCGCACACGGATCTTGCATCCGCTTGGGCGATGTCGAGCCGCACATCATTGTGCACATTCGCCTGTGCCATGGATGAGCCATTATCGGTGGTCATCGTCTGGCCCAGCACCGCCTTGCTGATCTGCTCATCAAGATACCGGGATAGGTTCTCGAATACAGGCTGGTTGCCACCGCCAGACTTTGCTTCAGTAAACTCGATGTCTGTCCCTTTTGGGATAACGGCTGCGGCATCGGTGCCCACATTGGCAACCGCGCGGAATAAAGTGCGGATGTCATCGTCCGTCGCAGCGGCGTCATAACGGCCCAGGCGCAACGGGATCCCGTAGAGTTCCACAAAGGCCATCCAGTCCTTCAGGCTGTAGCCTTTGCACATCCATGAGAACACCACGACGCGGGCGATGCCGCCCCGAAAAAAATGACCAGACTTCAGCGATGCCTTGTGAACAATGAACTTGCCGTGTTCCAGCAACTCGCCATCGGCAGGCTCATCGTCTGTGAGTAGTCGCAGCTCCTCACCAGTGATCCGATCGGGCTTGAAGAAGCGTTGGTGCCGCCAGTCTACGCCTTGCGGCCACCAGGTGCTGCCATCGCGCGCCCAATCCACTTCGACAACAGAGAAGCCTTTCCCGACCGCATCGAGCAGATGTTCAACCAGCGCTGGGAACCATTCCGCTTCCGCGATGTGCTCTCGCACCCAATCCGCGATTTGAGTGTCCTTGGCGTCTTCAGATGCCGGCACGATCTGGGGCATCACCCCAGAGATGGCGCGCTTGCGTTGGCCCATGACAGAAGCGTAGTGTGGATCGCGCTCTTCCATCTCTTCGGCCAGCTTCATGAAACTCTCGATTTCACCCTGATCGCAGTCGCGCAGGATCGCCGCCAGCTGCTGTGGTGTCAGCCCGGTGGCAACCCCATCTGTCCAGGTCTGGCGAATACCGGAGACACCGCTGTCAGCCTTGGGCCGGAGCAAGTCACGGGCGTTCAAACCCAAAAGCGATCGAATAGAAGGCAGTTTCAAAACAGCCCCTCCCGTGCATTGAAGCCCGCCGTTGTCGAGATGCGCCGATATCCACCTTGCAGATGGGCATCACGTTTCACACGGGCATAAGTCGTGGGTTGATAGTCAGTCTTCAGTGCGGCGATCAGCAGCATGAGCGCCACAAAACTGTCGCCGTGCCGGCCCTTCTGGCGGGTGTCGGGAATGGACGGGATCCCGCGCACAAGCTTTACCGCCCGCATGTCGTTTTTAATCTCGGCATCCGCTGGCAACTCGATCGACTGATCTTCAAAGTGCTTTTTCAGCGGTGGCGCATGTTCAAGGTAATAGCCCTGGCTGAGCTTCACCGCTTCGATCCGGTCAAAGCCGTACTGCTCTTGTGTCCGTTCCGCCAAGCCAAGGCCGTTGCCTGTGGCGTCAAACTTCGCGCCAAGAAAGCGCTTCAGGTTTTCGATCACAAAAGCGATCACCTGGAACTGCTGCTCAATCGGCATATTGCGCAGCTCGATGATGAGCGGCACAAGGATGCTCAGATCGCGGCGCTCTTGCCCAATGGCCAGCACTGTAAGGTCCATGCTGCGGCCAAAATCTTCACCCAAGCCTGACAGCAGTTCCGGATCGAGCTTCTTCAGGTGCGGCTCAACCTCTTCCTTCAGGAACTTGTCAACAAAAGCACGGCGTTCATCCAGTGGGCGCAGCTCAAAGCCATCGGGACAGCTGAGACGGGCCACGTGATGCGCGTTCGACATGCACGCCTCGACGGCTGGGATCGAGATATAGGCTCCGGAACCGGAACGCGGAATGCAGTAGAGCTCTTCCTGGGCGGCATCACCGTACCGGCCAACAAGATCTGTGACCCATTCCAGCTTGCCCTCTTCGGTCTGGGGCAGACCAGTCACAAGTGCAATGCGCTCGTAAAGCCCATCCTCCAGCGCATCGTCCAGCGAGACGCGGCTGATCTTCGCTTTCAGCGCCCCTTCGCGGATCTGCTGGATCAGCAAGTTGAACGGGTTGTCCGCCCCATCATGGGTCGAGATGACCAGAACCTTACCGCCCCACATGGTGAGGGCTTGTGCCGCCTTCAGCATCTCATCAAGCTCATCGTGGAACGCCGCTTCGCCGAAGATCACGAAACCTTGCCGACCCCGCAAGGATCGCGGCTTTGACGTCAGCGCCATGATCTCAAAGCCGGAAGCAAATCGCAGCCGGTACGCTTGGATCTGCGTTGTGTCGCCGTCTTCAGTCTGATCAACAAAAAGGAACTCTTCCACAGCCGACGCGGCCGGGATAAACGCCTTGGCCCACATCGCGGCCGTGTCGATAAACTCCCGCGCCATGTCCATGTTGAAACCGATATACATGGCATCCATGCCACCATCGGTGCGCGCGGTACCAGCCGTTAAGACAGCATCGGCTGCAACCGCCCAGGTCATCCCGATCCGGCGCGACTTTTCGCACACAACAAACTTCTCCGACGCGATCAGCGCCAGCAGCGATGCTTGATAAGGGAGAAGCACGGCCGGGATGCTCTTGGCATCCGACAGCTGCGCCGGCAGCGTTTGGCGGGCCTCAATGTCCATGGAGATCTTCTCCATTCTTGTAGTCTTCAAACCGCTGCGCTTCGGCATCGGCAGCGGCTTCGAGTTCAGCGACCTTTTTCAAGAGCTCACGGATTGTCCGGGCCCCGCGGTACATCGCAGCTTGGGTATCCGCCACATGTGCCAAATTCCGCGCGGCACTTCGGATTGCGAGATCGTTCGCAACTTCAGCTGGGCTGGCCATCAATCAATCTCCCAATCATCTTCCCACAGACCCGCTTCGCAATCTTCGAAGTACATGCCGCAATGAAGACAATGCGGCTCGTATTTTTCATGCGGAACGGCCCCGCATATGCAGAGATCCAAAGCACGCTCGGCAACCTCGGCCGTCACTTCGGCAAGGTTAAGTCTCGCCATGTGATGCGCTCTCGATCTTCACGAAACTTCACCATTGAGCGAAAGCAGATAAGGCTCATCCTTGAACCACGCGATCACAGCAGCATCGCCGAGGTGGGTGCGGAAACATTCGCGGCGTCCAAAGAGCCACGCCATCAAAGCCTTCCCGCGGGGACCGCGCCGCCAGTTCCAGTCTGACACCAGCATCAAGCTGTCCTCGGCCATCGGTGATCTGGCTTCAGGCATCCCGCGCCACCCCGAGGATCTCGGCGCGGATGTCCTGGACGGTTTTTGCAGTCAGCCCCAGCGTCTTGGCCTTGGCATCCAGCTGCTCGGCCGCTTCGTCGCGGGCTTGCTTGGCACCTTTCTCGCGCTCATCGGTCAGCAGCTTTTCCCGAATGCCAGCGGATGACATCACGTCCTTCAACATGCGGCCTACAAAATGCAGCTCTTTGACGTCGATCTCTTCGCCAGGGTTGTCGATCCGCGCTTCCATCGCCTTGAACGCCAGCGTCGTCAGCATCTGAAAAAGAACGTTGTGCCGTTTGGCTTCTTTCTCCAGACCGTTGTCCTGCATCCAATTTTCTGCCCAGCCATTTGCCCGTTCCTGGACCCGAGCGTATTCCTTCTCGGCCTGGCCATGCGTGAACACTGATGTCTTGCTTATCCGAAGCTCGTCACCCCGATCCTCAAGCCAACCGTTCAGCTGCTCAGTCACAAAATCGTACTGCGAAAAGTTGAGATCTATGAGCAGCTCATTCAATTTAGAGCGCAGCTCAGGATCAAGACGGTCGATCTTGCTTATCGCTGGCATGAGATCATCCCCGCGGCCGGGGACGCTGCACGCCTGGATAGACTTGCAAGCCCTGTGCCACATCAACGCCACGGGCAGTTGACGTCGCAATGACAACATGACCGTGATCAATCATTTCGATCAGATCATTATCCTTCAGCCAGACCAGTGTGGACGTCATTTGATCCTGAGTGGTGGAAACACCCAAGCCTCGCATCACGCTCATCAGAATAGACGCGTTCGAGGTATACTCACTCGCCTCTGACAGATGCCGCAAGATTGCCAGCCGCCGGTGTTCGTTCAGGTGGTCGCCTGCCATAGTCTTTCCTTTCAAGGATCCGGTCGCAGCACGCCTGCAACCACACGCGTGCCTTCAGCAACGTCCCGGCCCGCAGGCACAAGACGCGCAACATGTTCCGAGCTCGCTTCTCGCACCGAAATAAGCTCATGTTCTTCAAGCCATCCCAGCGCATGCAGGATCTGCTCTTCACTGGACGGCACGCCGATATGAGAGCAATGCAGATAAAGCATGCTTGCAGAGGCCTGATATGCGGGGGAGCCCTGAAGATACTTCAGGACTTCAAGCCGTCGCTTTTCCGTCTCAATGCGCACGACTGGCCAGCCGGTCATCATGTCTCATCCCTCCGATTGCCCGCCAGCGCCGCGCGGTAGAGGGTATCCACCTTGTTGCTCATGGACATCGCAGTGGCTTTCAGTTCAGCCATTTGCACCCTCAGATTGGTAAGATCCTCACGGGTTGCTAAGGAAGGAAGGGTGGCCTCAATGTTGCTGGTGCGGACGCTTAGATCGCTGAAGTTGCGATTTACAGCATCCAACCGCTTTTCGACTTTGCTCAGGCGTTCTGCCTGATCTTTCTGTCCCGTGCGCAGCGGTGCGACCTCTTCGCCCACAAAAGACCTTCCTCGCTTTTGCAGCCAGGCGAAAATACCAGCGCTGGTCATCACCAGAAACACGATAAAGCCGAATAGCTTATCGATGTCAGATACCCATTGAAGAAACTCAGCCATTACCAGAACACCACCACAACCCAAGTCGCAGCCGCTGCAAGCAGGATGAACTCGGTAGTGACCTTTGCGGACACCCAATCCCCATCCATCCCCGCGACGCGACGCATCGCATGGCTCATATTCAAAAGCGCTAGGGCAATTGAGAGAGAAAGGGTTTCAGGTACCGGATGGGTGCTCCAAAGATCCACCTCATGGATTTGCGCATAGCGCGCAAAGACATAATATACCCGCTCAATGACCCATGACGTCGCAACTGCCCAGAAAGACCAGTGCACGTATTCGGATGCCCACAGTCGCTGAGCAATGTTTTCAAACCGCCGCACATAGGCCGCACGCCCGATTAATTTCAGAACGCCGTAGACAATTAACATATGGCACGCAAGCGTGACCGCACTCCAACCAAGACCCATCAACGCAAACCCTTCGACATCACGGCCTTAACGGTGTGGCCACCCATGTAGAGGCTCAAAAAGAGCCCGCTTAGACCCAGAAGGATCGTAAGATCTGCCATTGGCAACTTGATCTTAAAGATGGCATTCAAGACGTGCAGAAACACCAAGTTCCAGACCCACAGGAAACCCAAAAGGAACATCCACGCTGGACGCCAGGCGGACTGCCAGCCACCCTTCGCTGTCTCTGCCAGCAGCAATGCTTCGCGTGTCTGCGCCTCGGCAAAGGCAAGCTTCACGAACTCCGGGGCAACCTGCTCGACCTCTTCCAGTGCAACGCGCGCCTGTTGTGGATTGTCTGCTACGTACTGATCGACAAAACGCGGCTCGACCCCCAGACGATCCGCCACGGCCCCCACAACTTTCTCGGCGAGCTGTGCATTCTGCACGCCCAGTTTGTCACTCAAGATGCTGCGCACCAATGGGGTTCCCAGCTCAATGGCCAGACCAATCAACGCTGAACTCATGTTAGATACCTCTTAGCTTCGCCGCGGCGGTGGGGAACTTGTTCTGGATCTTCACGGCGACAACATCGCGGTACCGCCATGCGACGTAGAGGCCGAGCACTGCGACCAATCCAACACCGCCCGCGATGACCCATCCGGAAACATCGGCGACCACGACGCCTGCACCACCAACGCCACCAGCGCCACCAACCTGCACGGTTTTCTCGGCAGCTTCCTTGCGCCGTAAGATCGTTGTCAGGGTTGCACGGCCAACCAACCCATCGACCTCTAGGTCGTGATCCGCCTGAAACTTGCGCACACCCTCATCGGTAAACTGGTACCCGAGCGACAGAAGGTCTGTCTTAAGTGTCGCCTTTTCCTCTGCATTGATCGGAAGAACGATCCGCACGCCAGCTGGTTCCAGATCTGGCATATCAGCGCTTACGACCTCGCCGTAATCGCCCGACTTCATCAGCTGATACTCTTCCTGCCGACGCCGCACCAAGCCGGGCAATACGCGCCCCTTGGCTTTCTTCCACATGGCCAAGCGCCGGCGCACATCAGGCCAGTCACGCTTCAACCAGCCTTTGACCCAACTGGCAGAGTGGATCTTGCCAGTGTTAAAATCGAAACTCACGCCGCCGTCGAAGTCTTGCTGTGTTGCACCGGGCATCGCACGCCGCACCCGCGCTTCATACTTTCCAAGCGCTTTGCCCAAAAGCTGGGCCGCTTCCTGCCGGGTAATCACCATGCCGGGCTTTGGGTCGATGACACCAGACGCCTTTGTCAGACCTGCGCCAATCGTCCAGATGCCGACAGGATCGCGATACGCCTTTAGAACAACGCCCTCATGGCGTTGCAAAAAGTCGATACCCAAGGCGCTTGTTGTAAGTGTCATGAAACTCTCCAGCAGGTTGCTGGCAAAGTCGCATTTTGGGGGGATCAGATACCCACCGAATGCTCTCGGGGGGCGCTCAGAAGAGCAGTGGCAATTGCCGATCATCATTGCTGCGCATTGTGCGGCGGTAGTTTTCCACCGATCGCATCGAAAGATCACACGCAAGTGCGACCTCCCGGTTGGAAGATCCCTCAGCAAGCATGCGCATCGCAGCCGCGCGCACCTGCGCATCTCGCGCCCTGCGCCCACGGATCCCGGCCATCGGTAATTCCAGCCGTCCATGGCCAAACGCATCCCGGAGCGCTTCAACGCCATCCGCTCCGATGATCTGGCCGAGCACACCGGTGCCTGATTTCGGAACTTCAATGCGCGTGCCGCCACGCGCCTTCAAAAGCGACACGGCTTTTTCCAAGCCGATCGCTTCCTCAATCTCACCTGCAAAGCCACTGAGCATTGTCATTTTTCGTGGCCTACGTGGGTGACCGTCACGACCTTGCCCTCACGGATCCGGTACCGAAAGCCGTCTGAGACAACGGCACTCGCACCTTCATGATCCAGAGCAATCGCCGCTTTTGTCTCAATCGCCCGCCGCGCCGCTTTCACGTCCACACCTTTGACCCGCTCAAGATAGCGGACCAAGGCATGTTCAGACACTCGGATGCGGGCAGGTTTCATCAGCGTTTCCGATCCCAATCAAAGTCAATCTCGGCGCGCTTGCCCCATGCCTTCAGCGACCGGATCACCGCGTTGATCTGATCCGGATCCCGAAGCGTATCAATGTCGAGCGGTACCGAGGCCCATTTGTCACCGAACTGGGCGCGGACAAAGGCATTCAGACCGTCGCGGCCTGGGCGTTCCAGCACCCCCGCTTCACCCAGCTTACGCCAAAGGACGTGCACCAAGGCCAGATCCTTGCGCGGGGCCAGCTTGTGCTTTGGAGCCCCGTTTGAACGGGTCTTGAACCCGTCCTTTTTGAGACGGCTTAGCACCGCATTAAGATCATCCACGGTCATATCCCGCATGGAAGTCTTGCCACAGACTTCCAATTGCAGCGACCGGCGCGCGTCCTGGTCAAGCCCAAGCTCGCGGCAGGCGACGTGGATGGTTTGCTGAAGGGCGCGGGTCATTAGACCATGACCCCAGTTGGATCCTGATCTATGTATGCGCGTGCTTGGGCAGCATCCTGCGCAGCCAATTCTATGGTCGACCGTAGTGGCCCAACCCACAGATCAGACACGCGGCCACAGAAACCCAGAGGGCCAGCGATCACACCGTCTGTATTTCGCCGTTTTGCAGAGATCCGTGTGGGCTCATTCATCACTGGAAAAACTCCTTCAATCCGTTCCCAGCCCAATCCGCCCAAGCGATCCAGAAACCCTCGAACAGACCGGGGCCATGTGTCTTCAGCCAAAAGGCGTGCATCTCGCGCATGTCATTGAAGCCGTCACACATTGCGAAGTCCGTCTCCCCAGTCGGATGCAAAAGCCAATCCGCTTTCCCCACCATGATGTGGCCCATGCGCTCGGGTTGAACGTGAAGGGAGATCGGCATCACCATCTGACAGACCGGATCCGGAATGATCTTCTGGCAATACTTGGTCCGCATACCCGTGAAGAGCTGAAGGTTCTCGCCCTCACGCGCATGCCGCTTGCGATCGGCCCGGATCGTGCCGGTTTTCGTGCCAGCCTTGATGGGAGGGCCGAACTGTTTCTGGAAGCTATAGGCTACCATTGTCGGCCACCGTTGCTTCGATTGTGAGGATATCTTCCGCGCTAAGCGCCTTTGCCTGAAACGGCTTCATGCCGCCCCAGCTCACCAGCGGCCGCAGATCCAGACCGACGCCGATTGCTACAACGCGGGCACGTACGACGCGCCCTGACGCCATCATGACAGTGATGAACTCTCCTACCAGTGCCATCGCTCAGGCCTTCGCCAGATCAATAGTGACCGGCTCCCACTTGTCCTCGTGCGAGGCGCGGCGCGAATAGCGAATGTAGGTCTTTGACCCGACCGTCCGCATCGCGTCCCGGATGGCATCCTTGCCCCGGTTCCAACGCGGATCGTCGCTTTCACGGCGCAACAGCATGAAGATCAGCGTGCGGTTAATCTGGCCTTCTTTGTCAGTGTTGAACGCATCCGTCACCAAGCCGCGCAGCTCGGCGCGGGCATCGGCAGACCATTCATTCAGGCACTCATCGAAGAGCGTCTTGGCGACCTGAAGCTCCGGACCAAAGTCGATGCGATCGGCAACACGGACCTCGATCTTGTAGAGCTGATCGACAGTCATTAGCGTCTTGTTGCCCTTCCGCCCACCAACTTTCGCTTCATACTCCTGGGCGAGAAGCGCTTCGAACGCGCCAATGTCCTCGAAGGTGTGCCCCTTGAACCGGCTGACCTGCTCGGACAAAGGCAATGCATAGCTGAAGATCTTGCGGACTGTTTCGTCCTGCAGAATGTCCTGCGCCCTGATATTCTCAAGCGGTTGCCAGCCGCCCTTGCCGTCGCCCATGTAGGTATTGCCGTATATCTCGCGCTTGCCGTCTGGCATGTCTGCTGGGGTAAAGTCGCTCATGATTTGTCTCCTGAAACTATGTGGCGATAGGGACCGCCTTCGGGGTTGCTGGCAGCATCCAGCTTGGCTTCCGCCTCGAACGCATCGGCCAGTTCGCGCAAGAACACGACGATCAGGTCGATATCGCTCATGGCGTATTCCACGACCTCACCAGCGAACCCTTTGGTCTTATGATTGCTGAGCTCAGTCAGGCAGTAGGCCATCTCTTCGGGGTCATCGAGCAGGGCGCGGGCGATCTGCCCGCCGCTCACCTCGGCTTGTAGGCTGATCATGCTGAGCCTCCTGTGCCCAGTGCGCGGCGGCGCGCAGACAATTGTTTGTGGTTCATGAGTGCCTCCTTTCCGGGTTTTCATCATTCAAGGCGATTGTCCCTAGGAGCGCCCGCTCCAGCAGCGTTTGGGCGTATTCCTGGACTGTCATGCTGCGCTCTTCGGATCGCTTCTGGAGCAAGCTGAACAGCCGAATGGGAATGACCAGATTGCGCGCAACAGGCGCTTCGGGCGGCGTGATGGCAGGCTCGACGCCTTTGCCAAAGTGTGGGATGACAACACCCTTTCTGCGAGCCGCCGAGATCAGCGCATGCACGGTGGTTGGTTCGCACCCAAGCTGTTCGGCAATTGCCTTTGGCCGGATCCCGCGCAACGCCAGCTCGACAACCTTCTCACGGCTCGGCATGTGTTCTCTCCTCAATGCTCTTGTTCAGCGGGCAGCTTCGGCAGGCCTTGAACATTCGGACCCGCTGCGAATTGTTCCCCCGATACTCTTTGGATTTCTTGCGCCACTCCTGACATTTGTCCGTCGTGATCGCTTCACCAGCGCCGGGGCAGTTGACCTTGGCGGACATCAGCACGCCGCGCACAACCTCTTCGATGGCATCAAGCCGGGCACCATAGGTGTTGCCGATCACCTGGCTGATCAGACCGGACGTGCGGCCAATGCGCTTTGCCAACTTGTTCTGTGATGTGGCATCGGCTTCCTTTGCCAACACCAGAACCCAATCGGGAAGCTCATCACCCCAGCACCGCTGCGCCTTCTCTTCAAAACGGCTCATGACTGACCCCGCAACGGCACAAAGGTGTTCATGTTGGGATCATAGATGGCCCGGATGCGACGTTCCCGAGGCGGGTACGGACCGGTCTTTTTGATCAGCTGGTACGTCGCCTCACGCTTGCCGGGGATCGCTGTCACCTTCACCTTAAGATACGGATCATCCCCACGGGCCAACAGCCGACAATAGGCCGAGGCGTCATCCAAGGGGACCTCAATGTTCTCGGTCTGGGCGTTCATCACGATATCGCGCGGGGTGAACCTACGCATCATGCGCATGGCGTTCCACATGTTGCCGTGTAGCGTCTCTTCACGCTTGCGATCGGCACCGCGCCCCATGCCTGTCGGCACCTTGCCCTCGTTGGTCATGCGGAACTGTTTGCGACCCTTTTCGGCGGGCTTTGAAGATGACGTCACCAGCCCCTGCCCTTCCCATTCCGTGATCAACTTGCCGACACGGCGGTGACAAAAGTTGGCTTCTGCTGACAAGCTGTGGGTGGTGAAGACGTCCAGGCGGACAGCCGTGTTCCAAACGCGCAGCGCGGATACTTTCTCTGGCACAAGATCTCTCATCGCAGACCCGACCGGGCCTTGGGGGCCTCACCTGTGTAGAAAGGATTGTCGCCCCATGCCTTCAGGTCGAGCGCATCGACCCCCTGGACAAGCGCGTGCTCTCTGAAGCGGCCAAGGTTCACGCTCATGCGCCGCACGGACCCATGGCATACCTCATCCAGTTTCTTGCGCAGGTCGTCATGGATTGTGACACCTTCCGCATGAATTGGGGCCAGCAGCGCGATGTCCTCAAGTGTGCCCGGCTGCGCACCAACCCAATCATACATGCGCCCGTGCACGCGCTCGATCTGTTCAAGTTTGGCGGGCAGCTTTTCTTCGCCGATCAGGATCACGGCCGCATGTGAAAGCTCGTAGATTTCACGGGCGGTTTCGATCATCCCATGCTTAAGCAGCACATCGGCTTCATCAATGATCAGCGGTACATCGTGGATCACGAGATATTCGGCGATCTGCTCGATCATATCGGCGATGGTTTGTGCCGGGGTGCGACCCATTTCATTCAAGATGGCACCGCAGAATTTCTTGTTCTTCCAGCTGTTGCCGACCTGGACATAGACGGCGCGGAACCGGTTGGTTGAATAGATCGCGGCTTCGGTTTTTCCGTAACCCGAAGGCCCGTGAAAAGTCCCCATCCCCGGCATGTTCGGAGGGCGGTTGGCGCACCGATCCACAAGTGCTGCGAGGGCCGCAACATTGGGTAGTGGTGCCCGCCTGTTGTTATTTATCAAGTCATCTGGCATTCTGATCTCCTCAAGACTAATTGGCCGTTGCTCGGGGCGTTCCGACAACGGTCATTTTTTTGCTGCGAACCCTTTTCCGAAGTCCTCAGCCAAACCCTTCATTGTTCGGTACATCGGGGTCTGTTGATAACCGGCCAGCCATTTCTGCTGATCCTTGGTTATGGGGGTGCCCGCGGTTTGCTTCTCCTCAAGCTCACGTGCGCGTTCGTATCTTTCCCGGTCGCTCTCCTGGGCGGGTGGGCGGTGCGCATCAAGATCGGCAACCTCTGCCATCATCTCTTCCTGCATTTTGCGCGCTTGGTCCGACATCGGCGTGGCTTCCGGACGCGACATTGGGCGAGCCTCAAATGCGGCCCGGATCACGCTGGCATCTGGTGCCGGTGGCGCTTCCGGCGCCGGAACCGATTTGACCTTCGCCACGTCCTCGATCTTGGCCAGATCCTTGAAGCGCTTAAGCTCTTCTTTCTGGGCCTTGCGGTAGGCTGATTTCGCCTTCGCCGTGGCCTTGGAACTGCCCATGCTGAAGAAGCCCTGCGGCACGCTGCACTTCGCAAAACCAAGGTACGCATCATCAGCAGAATAGACGTGGATCCCGGCGTGCAGATCGTCCCGATCAAACCGGATCACAACCCGCTCTCCCGCATGATCTGACAGCCACGGGTCATAGTACCGATTGCGCATAAAGTTGATCTGACCGGTTCGGGAATTGGTCTTGATGCCTTCGGCCCCCATAAGCCACAAACGGCGCTGCTCAGCGGTCGCTTTGCGGATGGGTGCTGTCGCATAACTCTCGTTAAAGACGTCATCAAAGCTGCGCCCGTAGGCGACTTCAGACCGGCGATCAGGGCGCGCGTTGTGGAAGGCAATCTCTTCGGCAAGGATGGCCTCGAACACGTCCAGCGGAATAGCCGCATTGCCGTAGTTTTCCGGCTTAGCGTCGGGGCTGTTTCCGGTGTACGCACCCTCGAATGCCGGATGCTTGGCGACACGGTCACAAAGGTCTCTAAACGCCCGTTCAATGGGCTTTGATTGACCGCTATAGGGCAGAGCCCAATGTATGTCGCAACTGAGTGCTGTCAGCAGGCCGGAAGGGTCATCATCCTTCACCTTAAAACGGTACCGCGTCTTGCTGCCGCCAGTGATGGACTTGGCAGCAAATTCCCGCCCGTTATCCAACAAAACATGCTGGGGAATGCCCCACTCTTCGATCATATCGCCGATGGTCAACTGGACGCATTGGCTGTTGGGCGTGCGGTCCAGGCGCGTGGCCAGCAGCTTGCCGGAATAAATGTCCTGGAAGGCACACATCTGGGGACGCGCAATCTCCTCGCGCTCCCCGTTGGGGCCAGCCGGAAACCGGACAAAGACGTCAAAGCGGTGGAAGTCACCATTCACGCCTTCCATGGCCGACAATGTACTTTTGTCGCGGATCTGCGCAGGCGTGGCCCGGCTCAGCGCCTCATAGCCTTTGCGCGCCAGAATGAGCGTAGTGGGCGAGATGTTCTTTTTGATCCAGCGGCTCACCCGATGGATGGGCGGAACACTCCATTCATTGGCCTCGGCAAGCCGCACCGTGCGGTCATAACAGGACGTCAGCGACGGGCATTCAAGGCGCAGGTAGTCTTCCAACAACTTGGCCTTGAACTTCGGATCAAGCGGCACCGCACGACGGCGCTTTGCCCCCTGCCGATGCTTGGGCGCAAGGTAGGCAAGCCGATCATCTAAACGCACACCCTCGACCATCTCAAGCCAGTTGAAGATCGTGCGCGATGACACCTTTTCGAGGCTGGCGACTGCCGCAACAGCAGCCACCCGGTTGCCATCCACACCTTGCAGCGCCTCGACCTTTTGAATGATCCCCAGACGGCGCTTGGCTTCCGCCCGCACCTTGCCCGGAAGCGCCTCAAAGCGGGCCCACGTTTCGTCGCGCGATGGCGTATCAGCCGGAGCCTCTACCTTCAGGACAGGCGCACGCTCGATCAGCAGCTTTTCTTGGGCGCGGTGCGGCAACAGCGACCAGTGAAACTCGTATCCACCGCCCCGGCCTGCCCTGCGACGGGCGCAATCAGGGACGGTCGCCCACCCGCTTTTTGTTGCCAAGGAATTTACACGGCGTTTGGTTGTCGGCATGTCGGGCAAGCCAGCCTCGGCCAGTTCCTGCGCGCTCCACCATTCCTTCTTGGGTGCCCGGTTGCTCATGCGTCATCACCCGGCAGAAGGGGGATGATCTCTTCCGAGCGTTCATCGACAAACTGCCGCTGTGCAGCCTTCGGTGCGCGGTTCCAGGCGTCGAGCAGCTTGCGATACGCAGCATCGGTTGCGCTTGGCTTGGGCGGCGTGCGATCGCCGTGCTTCCAGACCTTGCGCGCCGCCGATACGTTCTTCGCTTTGCCTTGGGCCAAGGACGCGACCACGTGGTGCCGCTCGGCTTCATCGCCAATCTTTGACAGGCCGATCAGGTCGTTAAGCGCGATCTTCTTTTCTGCTCCGCGCAGGTCTTTTATCTCGGCGGGCGACAGCGCGGTACCAGCGGCCACAAGGCGGCGGATATGACGGTCTGTCAGGCCGAATTTTTCGGCAGAGGAGTTGGTAAAAGTTGCAACGGACATGATGTCCGTTGCAGAATGTCGAGCGGCAGCACCCGCATGTCCTTGCCGTGTTTCAGGATGGAGCTTCTCATAGATCCGCTTGCGCTCAGCCAGAAACACCGCCGTATCCAGTGCCGTCAGATCGGCACCGGCAAGGTTGTCGTCCAGCTCCATGAGCGTGGCAAAGTCGTCGTTACACTTCCAGCAGGTGACCGGGATCGTCTCCCAGCCCATTTCAATTGCAGCGGTCAGGCGGTGCGCACCCACCAGCAGGACAAACTCTCCGCCCCGGTGTGGCACCTTGCGCACATGGATCGGGTCTTGCATCACGCCCAGTTCTTCGATCGAGGCGCGGATCGCGGCAACACCGGCAGGTGACACGGGGCGCAAGCGGTTGCGCATCACGATATCGCCCACGGGCAGTTCAGTGATTGTTTTTAGCTGTTCAGCCATTGGAACGCCCCTTCATCAAATAGGCGTCAGGCGCGCGCCCACGGCGCTTACAGTTATCGCAAATGCGGTTGTGGATGCCCTCACTCTCAAACAGCTTTCTGCATGACATGCAGGGGCGCTTGCGGGCCTTGGACTTGGCTTCGTTCGCGGGTGTTTGGAAATCTTCTGGCTGCATCAGAAGCCCCCCGCAAAGGTGAGCGCGCCGAACAGGGCAACCATAATGCTGATCACGCCGATCACGTCGCTGACGATCCACTGCCAAGGCAATTTTTGCGCATCCCGACCCTTTGGTGCGGCCTCCCCAGGCGCGGTCGCTGGGCCGGGATGCTCTCCGTTGCACAGGCAATGACAACGGAGGTTCTTTCGGGGTTTCAGTGACACACTCATGCCGCCACCCCCAAGATTTCGCTGTGCGCTTTAATTCCTGCACTTCTTGTGGTATTTTTGCGCGACTGACGGGTGTAAGAGCACCCGCCAGCCACTTTCATACCCTTCTGGAGCGAACAAAAGGATAAGACCTCGATGAGCGATAAAGACACTCGAATTGCATTTGGAGTTGCGAAACCACGCAGCGGCGAAAACATCAGCATCAACTCTGCCGGAGGTCGCCAGCCGACACTTTCCGCAGTAAGCGTGCCAGTTGTTGGTGGGTCCAGCGGACCAAGACAGCCAACGACAAGTGAAACACCAGCTCCACCGAAACCAACGACGGACAAATGACCCAAACCAACCCTGAATTGATCCGCTTCAACGTCCTGCGTAACGCGCACTATCACACTGCGCGACGCAGATCCCTTGAGCGGACGAACAGGGTATTCAACTTCGCTGTTGTTGGCTTGGGCACCGCCGCAGTTGGTGGCCTGCTCAACATGTACAGCATCAACGCCGAGTTTATCGGCGGTGTCGTCGCACTGATAGGCGCGTCGCAATTGGTTTTCGACTTCGGGCGACAAGCCCGCGATCATCAGGCGCTCCAACGCGACTACTACAATCTGCTCGCTGATATTGAGACTGAAACCAACCCCGATGAAGCTCAGATCGCCGAGTGGCGCGGCCGCATGATCCGCATCACCGCAGACGAACCCCCTGTTCTGAGGGCACTGGATGCCAAAGCCTACAACGACACGATCGGCGCGATGGAAATGCCCAAGGAAGAGCGCCTGCACATACCATGGTGGCAACAGCCGTTCGCTGGCTTGATTGCGTTCGACGGGCATTACTACCTGAAAGTGAGTGAACGGAAGATCGCAAAGACCGGGTGACTTGAGCGCGCTCATGACATCACCAACCCGGCGAGCACGATCCCCAATCCAAAGGCGATGGTCGCTATTGCGACAGTATTTAAGGGCTGTTTCGCAAGCAACTCGACGTCATCGCGTTTAGTCTGCGCTTTGTGAAACTCGTACCACCGGTATTCGTCCCACGTCATTCGGACTAAGACCTCCATTGGTGCTGGATCCACTTCAACACGCAGGTCGCGCAGGTACCGCTCCTCCGGTGCTACTTTTCCCTCATACCCCATCACACAACCTCCCGATCAATCACCCGGTCAGCCAGATCAAGCGCGGTATCCTTCGACACCACCGACAGCCGTGTCAGCTGGAACGCTGTGGCCGGATCTGTGATCTTGTTCACGGTCAGGATGCAGAATGCGACACGCTGCGCATCGGTCAGGCCAGCCAAGGCCATCTCGGCGTCTTGCAGGCGGGTATCTATTGTATGGATCGCCATGGGGAGGCTCCTTTGAATAGGGTTAAACGGGGGGATTAAGCGGCCTTCTTGCGCTCGGGGCGCGGCACGCCGGATGGCCAAGTCAGGTCAGTCGGCCAAATCTCATCGAACCGATCCATGATCGCTTCATATGTCCGAGTGTTCACATCGCCGCCCTTCTTCAGTCGGTCGATAAGATCACTCTTACTGCTCACCATTTTCGAGACAGACCAATGGCTGACTTGGTGGTGGGCACCGATTGTTTCACTTAGCGAAACGATGTGTTGAACAAGTTTTGTCAT